CGTTATCAGTAACTAAAACATGAGCAGAATTTGTTGCATCAGTAACGGTTGTTCCTGCAATAACGGTAGCCAGTGCTGTACCACCAACAGTAATAGCGTCTGCTTCTAGTGTACCATCAAAATCCCCGTCTACAGCATCAATGTTACCTTTAAATATAGTAGCAGTAACAGTACCTGTACTTGGGTTATAACTAAAGTTACCATCACTTTCTAAACCTACATTACCAGTTGCTGAAGCATCTTCTATAAAGGTAATAAGATTTTCTTCATCGGTGCTTTCATTATCCGCAACACTTACATGTACTGCATTAGTTGCATTAGTTGCATTAGTAACGGTTGTTCCTGCAATTACTGTGGACAATGCTGTGCCATCTACTGTGATTGCATCAGCCTCTAGTGTACCATCAATGTCAGCATCACCAGAAATATCTAAACTAACAGCATCTAATTCACCTGCTATAGTAACAATACCATTAGATAGCGTTATTAAATCTGTATCGTCTGTATGTCCAATCGTTGCACCGTTAATAAGTACATCATCAATATCAAGTGAGCCACCAGATATTAGCCCTGTAGTTGTAATTGTAGACGAGCCAGTATCGATAGCTCCAAAACCAGATGTAATAGAACCAGAGTTTAATGCTCCTACAGTAGTAGCGGCTGTTGTTACAAGATTAGGCATAGCCGTAATCTCATCATCAAAATAGGCAGCTAAGTCAGTGACCGCCACCTGTTTCATAGTTCCAGCATCATTGAATACAACACGGTCTGCGTCAACTACAGTAGTAGCAGATGCAGATGTGTCACCATCCATAATGTTTAATTCAGCAGTTGTTACTGTTGCACCATCAAGTATCTCAAGTTCAGCTTCAGATATACCAGCACTACCAATAGTTAGTGTGCCAGATATGTCTACGTTACCGTTTATGTCTATAGTTGTAGCGGCTAACTGTATTTCAGTATCTGCTATAAGGTCTAGCTGTCCGTCTGTGCTTGAGTGGATATATATTGCCGTGTCACGGAATTGTAATTTTTCTGTAGAAGCAATAAGTAGGTCATCAGAAAACTCAAAGTAATCTTCGTCTTCTTTCCATGTAATAACACCATCACTAGTATTAGCATCGAATGTTATAACAATATCTGTATCAACACCTGTACCAATAGTAATTGCATTACTTAACAACTTCGATATAGGACCACCTTCACCAGTAGTTCCATCGTGTGTATGTCCTGTGCTAGATGCCGCAAAAGCTACTAACTGGTCAAACTCGTCATTGCTATCAGCAGCATTAATAGTATCACCATCAGCAAAGGTGGATTGTCTTGTGTAAGTTGCTCCCATTAGCGTCTAGCCCCTAATTGATATTCCATTTGAAATCCTTTTAATGAGTACGTACCTGTAGCAGTTGCACCATCTTCTACTCGCAAAGCTACAGCAAATCCTGAACCTTCCACAGACTTTCGTACAATTGGTTGTGAAGGACCACCGTATGATGCTGACCCATACACAGAAGAACCGTAGATACCTGCAACATTTAAACTATCTAATGGATAAGCGGCAGGTCTTGTTGAGTTTTTATCTTCATAATCATAACGTACAAACATGTCTGCATCAATGGTTGATTCAGGTGCATAGTTAATATTTACACGATGCATATGCTTTCTAATACCGGGGTCGCCAAAAGTTAAATCAGGGCTTCTATATTTTCCTTTAATTAAAGCACCATTAAAAGTAGACCCTTGGTCTTGCCGATATATAAAGCCATCAAAGCCACCATGTATGGCTAATACATTACCAGATTCTACTAGTGTGTCTGTACTAGCAGGTTTAATACCTTTGACTTCTGCAAATTCAAAACCTGTAGATTTTTGTACACAAATAACTCCTGTAGTTGCTTGCTCTGTACCATCTTTGTTAAAGAAAACACGATATTGAGTTTTATCAGGTATTACTATAGATTCAAAGGTAGCGGAATCGGGTAAACTTTCTTGGAACAAAGGTTGTACATTAGAACTAATAGTACCAAGTTCCACGTCACCAATTCTTGCAGTACCAGCAATTGTACGTAATCCATCTGGTCCTAAGAAAATTAAATCCCCAGCAAATTCCTGTATCGTAAATCCGTTTACACAACCAATGTTACGAGTAATAGCTTGTACAGCAAAGGTAGCAAGAGATGAACCTGTTAATTTAAATATCCTATTTTCACAAAATATAAATAACTCACCACGAAAAACTTTAAGACCTGTTACAGTATCATCAACTTTTATACTACCAGCACCCTGTCCTGAATTAAAGCCGTCCTCATCAAACGGTTCACTGAATACAATCTCTTGCGGTGAAGATGATTTACCAGCGTAAAACATATGGTTTTTAAAGGCAGCTACAAATTTAGAACCTGCAACTGAACTTTCACTTACATCTGTAGCAGATAATGAAGCATTAAATACTGTTGGTGCATTAACTTGGTCAACAACAATTATCTTTTCTGTGCCATCAAAATTAAATCTTTCAAACTTATACTTTAATGCGCCTGTTCTGCCACTATCTATACTTGTCCACGTTTGTGATACTACACTATCTCGTGCATGTGTAGCGGCAGTTGTGCTACTAGTTGCTCGTGTTACGCCTGTAAATGTAGTAGACGTTATACCTGTATAAGTGAATATCTCATTAGATATTTGAATAGTACCACTTGCAGTAAAAGAAGCTGTTGAATTTACAGTTATAGTACCCGAACCTGTCATACCTTCGCTAGATAAAAATTTCTGTTGTACTGTAGTAGAAGCAGAACTAAATATGCTTGTACCTCTAGCCGCAAGAACAAAGTTATTAAACAGAGCAGACATTAAAATAGGTTCACTTGAGCTAGTAGTCTCTGGTACAAGTTGATGCACAAACGGTTGAAAACCATTAATGCGCTTATACCCACCTGCAATATCAGGCTCAAAGTTAGTTAACTCCAACGCCTGTCCGGGCTTCATAATAAAAGTAGACTGGTTTAATACTAAACCACCCTCACAGTTAAATGCGAGAAAAGTAGCCTCTGCCATTAAAGTACCCTTGCACCAGCAGAACCCATAGAGTTACCTGCATTTGGAATATATGTAGACCTAACATAATCAAACTTATTAATTAATAAAGTCTGCATGTGTTTAATGCCATCTTCAAATCTAGCAAAGTTAATGCCGTACTGTTGTGTATCACCACGATACTGATATAAAAATGCTGTAGCACCGTCTGCTATAACAGGAGAAAATCTATCGGGTACAGTTGTGGTATCATCATGTGCTGACAAATCAGCAGGAAATGTAAAGAAATCAAACTTTAGTGTGTATGCTTTATTAGGAAAAGGATATAGCAAATAATTATTATCTAATGTTCTAACAATGTGTAGTGGAACACCACCATGTTCAAACTGTGCTACTTGTACGCCAGTAGCATGTGCTGATGCTGTAGTACCTTGTGTTGCTCTAGTAACACCTGTTAAATCATTTCCAGATATAGCTGTGTAGGAAATTATTTCATTTCCAATAAATGCACTTCCTGATGCATTAAATCCTGTAGTCGATGTAAGTGTTAAAGTAGTAACAGAATTAGAGTGAGAGCCGTTTAAAGTAGTTGTGACTACCTCATCTTCTTGTGTAATGTATGCATCAATATATTCATTATAGTCTAACTTTACTAACTTACCACCCGATACACCTAAGTCTTGGTCTTTAACAATTCTAAAAGTATTGTAGTCAACCGTTTTTGTTGAAGCAGGTAAAGTATATCTTACTGTTCCGGGTACAAGTGTTTCAGTCTGAGATGAATGATTAAAAGGATAATTAAATTCTCTTTGATTGATATATCTGAGGGCTTCATTTACAGCATTTTTAGCTTGTACTTGAATGCCTCGTGCAGATGCGAATGTAGAAGATGTTAATTCAACTTCATTAAGTCTAACTAAAACTTTATTTGTAAGAGTAAGGAACGATTCAGCCATTTAATATACCTATAATGAAGAAGTAAAAGGGGCAACTTTTGCGCTGCCCCTCTAGGTTAGTTATGCTAATGTATCGCGGTCTACTTCGTTAGCCCCAAAATCAGTTGCATTCTGGGATTCTAAATCAATACAAACAGCAAACATACGTAGTGAGCCACCTGTAGTTGTACCTGTCATCGCTTGGATTTCAAGGTCAATAGTATCCGTTGCATTAACTACAACAGGAGCAAAAGCAGCAGGAGTTGCAGCAAAAGCACCAGCAGATGCAGCATCAAAGTCGAAACCGTCAACAAAATTGTCTAAGTCTCCACCAGTGATACCGAAGTCAAAGTCGGTGTTTGATGATGTTCCTGCGTGTACAGTAAGAACTTGCAAACCAGCATGTAGAATCAATGTATTCGCAGGAATAGTTAATCCCGGAATAACATCATTCGCTGCTAGTGCAGTACCCTTATCTGCCGTTGCTTTTGCAAAGTCAAGCACTCCTTCAATCATAAAAGGAACACCAGTGTTGCGTCTGGAACGACCGTATATATTAACAGTAGAAGTTGTTTGTGCGCCTAAAGCCATAATTCAGTCCTCCTATGCTAAGTGGTAAATGGCGTTAACAAGAGCTTCAGGACGAAGAATCTTGCGACCATACAAATGCATACCACGAACGATGTCAGAAAAACTGTCAGGGTCACGATATGTCTCTGTTTTGTTGATTTGCTCGGCTGTAGCTACAGCAGAACTATGCCCTGCAACAATCACACCAAAGTTGGTTGAAGAGTTCGTGCCAGTAGTGGCAGGACCTGTACCAAGTGAAGGTAGATTATTAGAGGTGTACACAGTGAAACCATGAATCTGTGTACCAACTTGACCGTTCTGAAGACCAGAACCACCAAAGTCAGCATTGAATAGACGAGAATCCTCATCTTTCAATAGCTCCATGAATACTGGGTCAACAACCAACCAACGTCCGTTAGAATCAACATTTTGCTGGTCTAGCAAACGTGACATACGAGCGATAACTGTCAATGGGAATGTATCCCCAGCGGCAGGAGTTGAATCAGTAGCACCACCTGTACGTGGCTGAAGTGCAAGTGCATCACCAGAAGAACCACCAAAAGATAGTGCATCAATTTTCATTGAAGACAATAACTCGTCAGTTCCAGCAGTTGCGACAGATACTGTACCATTAGTAACATCGTTTACTGCATTAGGTGTACCGTGAATAGCAGATTGCTTGTAACCTGACATATAACCAAGAACGTCTTGGTCAAACTGGTCAGCCAAACGATAAGCAGCGCGGTCACTTGCTAGTTGTTGGAAGTTTATATGTGAATGTGCTTCCTCAATATCATCAACTTTAAAAGCATAATAGTTAGCTTTGTCAATAGTTAATGTAAAGTCTTCGTCATCAAGGTCTTGTGGTGTGATAACACTTCCACGAGCATATGCCTTGACTGTGATTTCGGGTTCTTTGATAATCTTAACGGAATCACCCATTTGTGTAATCTCACCAAAGTAGTCACTGTTGGTGATAGCTTCAGCAACGGCAGACTTGCGGAAAGCAAGTTGCACCTGTTTGCTGTAAATTACAGGTGAGAAATTACCGTTAGGAAGATTACCGTAACCAGTAGCGGTAGTAAAAGCCATTTGACTTTCTCCTAAAGTTAAGTTTCATTTTAAACAGATACAAACTTACAAGACTATTAGAGGCTAATGTTTTTAGGTGTGACTGTACGGGTCAGGCTAAAACAATTAGGTAATCCGAAGAGTTGTTCGTTTGCTGATACGTGTACACAAATTCGTTTGCAAATAACCCTTTGTATATACGTTACGTGTAGACAAAATTCACTAACATGATGGGCAATTTCGTTTGGAAATAACCCTTTGTCTACACGTTGTTGACTATAGTTATACTGATAAAGTATTACTTGTCAACTGTTTTTTCTTTTGGCACTTCAATAAAGTTCATATTCATGCTAAAAGACCTTCTTTCACCTTTTGTGTAAAATGGATATACACAGTGAAATAACTGAGAAGGGAACACATAGAAGTCACCAACTTGCGGTTTAACCACAAAGTTAGTACAGGTATATCCAGCAGCTGTACCGCTTGCAAATTGAATATGCCCATTAGCAGGATGATGGTCTTCATAGTCCTTCTCCCACTCTTCTTCTATTCCTTCTGGTAATTTTAAATACCCTACACACGATAACCTAGAACCAGTATGTATATGCAGGGGATTGTATTCGTTTTCAAATTGCCGTACAAACCAACCAGAGACTACTTGTAATCCATAGTTAAACTTGTCATGGTTCATTTTTTTATTGCCAAAACTATTTCGGTCATCTGTATAGGCTTGATACATTCCTACAAATTGACCTACACCTTGTTGGGCAATCTTAATAATTTCTTCATCGAAAGCTAGTTCTTCTGATACTTTACCCACTAATGAATCAGAGTAGTCTACTAATCTATCTGACATCTTATCATTTAGTGTGTTGACTAGTTCCTCTGGCATACGGAAGTAACCCATAGTAGGTCCGAATGGTGCAAGTAAATGAATATCCTTTTCAGGTTTAAATATTACACTCATCGTGCAGACCCTGATATATCATATATAAATTTACCAGACCTAATAGCTTCCATGACATCATCCGCATTCTTTTCATATTCTTGTGGTGACATCTTTTGAACTTGAGATTCTCTTAAATAATTAGAAGCCTCATTCTCTTGCGGTTTAGTCCGTGTATTTTTCGCAGAAACTGCTTCAGCAGCACCCTTGCTATTCTTACTTGACTTTGCCTTGCTAATATTTCTATCTGATTTATATAAGTCAATTGCTCGTGCGGCTGACCTTGCATCATCGTCATTGTCATATAGTGCCTCTTGCACCCACTTAGGTTGTTCTTCTGCCCATTCATGGAAATCATCACTATCTCTAATAGTATCAAAGTCAGGATGCATTTGCATTAAAGCTGCTTCTGCTTTTTCTTTTGTTGCACTATTGTGCATATCGTCAATTACTTTAATACGTTCTTCTAGTGCAGTAGATTGCTCTCTAGCTTTTTTCATAGCAATTGTTTCAACGATAGCTGCTACATCAGGATAATCGGATGCCCACTGTTCAATGTCTTCATCAGACTTAGGCAACTTCATTTCTTTTTGAGTTGCATCAGATAACTGGCGTTTTAAAGTTTCCAGTTCTGTTTTAAATTCTTCAGCTTGTTTCTGCTGATGCCTACGTAAATCAGAATATCTTTTCTTAAATGTTTTTTCTTCTGCGTTAGTAGGTTCTGTTTCTTCGGGTTCAGCAGCTTCTACTTCACCACTTTGTTCTTTTATTAGTTGCTCTAACTCTTCCTCATCTCGTTTTAACTTTTCTTCTTTTGAGTAAGGTTTAGATGCAAACGCTACTTTTTTTGGTGGCTGCATTTCTTCAGCCATGATTGTATCAGACATATAATGTCTCCTGTGCTGGGGCTAACCGTAGCCACGTTGGGGTGGGGAGTTAGGTAGCCAGTTAATGTGCGGATTATTTTTTAGAGGCTAATCCACCTGACCTCATCTTTTTAAGTTTAACTTTCTTTTTAGAAAGCAAACCACCTTTTGCTATACCTGCACCATAAGCACCGTCTGGGTCTACTGTAGATTTTGCTCTTTGTGTTGCTCTTTCTTGCGATGCTTTTAATCTTTCTCGTTGGCTCTCTCTTTTTTCTTGTTCTCTTGCTCTCTCTGAGGGTGGCAAATCAGAGATAGGTTTTGTATTTACATTTCTCATTTCTTTCAAAGCATCACTTTGTATAGATGATTTAAATGCTTCATCTGCTTTTTGTTTATCTCTTCTTCTTTGTTCTGGAGATATTTTAGAACGTCTTTCTTCGCCTTTTTGTAACATTACTGCTCTTTGTAGTCTTCTATTAACTCCACCTTCTTTAGATGTATCTAACTTTGGTTTATCTTTAACTCCTAGAGGTATCATATATCCATCACGTCCAAAAAACTCTTGTTCTCCTGTTTCTGGATTTAATAGTTCACCATTGTCACCAACAATATAACCACCTGTTGTAACTGTTCCCGGTTCTTGTTTTCCAAATAAATCACTAAAAGGTTCTGCTGCTCTGCCTTCTAAGTAGTTTTCACCAAACATTTCAGCTATTATCTTTTTTCTGGCAGTTGCCTCTTCAAACTTTGCTCTTTCTGTAGCATCTCTTCTTTTATCATCCCTAGTTTCTTCCCTAACTTGTGCCTGACCTACAGTAGGTGTTACAGATGTTTCTTGAGCAGGTGCAGTAGATTCACTAGCTTTTATAAAACCTTCTGGTATTGGTGTTACACCGGGAATA